GGCTATAATGGAAGGCAGAATAGTAGATTAATATAATTGTCTTTTTTAGGAGTAACACATAATGGCGTATAACGCATCCGACCAACTGTTTGAACAAGGTACAGACACTAACGGTAACTTTGGTAATTCGGTTACTGGTCAAACTAACAGCTTTTTCCTACCAGCAATCTTTTCTAAGAAGGTTTTAAACTTCTTCCGAAAAGCTTCGGTAGTTGAAGCAATCACTAACACTGACTATAGCGGTGAAATTTCTTCTTTCGGTGACTCTGTAAAGATCATCAAAGAGCCAGAAATCACTGTTTATACTTATGAACGTGGCGCTGACGTAACTCAGACTAAGCTAACTGACATTGAAACTACTTTGATTGTAGATGTGGCTAACGCATTTAAATTCAAAGTTGACGATATTGAAACTGCTATGTCTCACGTGAACTTTAAAGAAGTTGCATCTTCATCTGCCGCTTACGCTTTGCGTGACGCATTTGACGAAGGCGTAATGGCTACAATGTTCGCAGGTGTTTCAGCTTCAAGCCCTAACCACATCCTTGGTAGCGACAGTGCTACTGACCTAGCCGCAGGAACTCTTGATGGCACAGGTAACTTGGATATTGGTTTCGGTTCTAACGAGCATGATCCTTTGGATGTCATGGCACACATGGCCCGTCTACTTGACGAGCAGAACATCCCAGAAGAAGGCCGTTGGTTCTTAGCTCCACCTAGCTTCTACGAGCAACTATCACAGTCTAGCTCTAAGCTAATGTCAGTGGACTTCAACGCAGGACAGGGATCAATCCGCAATGGTTTGGTATCTTCCGGCAAGTTACGTGGTTTTGACATGTACAAGTCTAACAACATTGCCGCTACTTCAAATGCCGCAGGTAAGATCCTTGCAGGACACATCAGTTCTACTGCAACGGCTCAGACCATCACAAGCACTGAGGTTCTTCGTGACCCAGATAGCTTCGGTGACATTTGTCGCGGTTTGCACGTTTACGGTGCTAAAGTACTACGCCCTGACGCATTAGTATCTGCGTTCTATGGTGTTGACTAAGTAAGTAATTAGAGACGGGGGTGTAAAAGCCCCCTGATCTTTAAAGGAGTTAAGATGCCACAAGTAGGAAGTGATTCAAAACCTTTAATGATCAGAGGTAAGAAAAGAGGAAAAACATTAGGCAGTACAGGAAGTTGGTACAAGCCTGAGAACAAGAAAAAATATGAAGATAACTGGGATGCTATCTTTGGTAAGAAAGAAACTGAAACTAAATCAAAGGCGCAATAAGATATGGCAACAACTTTTCTAACTTTAGCTAATGAGATCCTACGAGAAATAAATGAAGTTGAACTTACAAGTGCTTCGTTTGCTAGTTCAGTAGGAATACAGACGCATGTAAAAGATGTTCTTAACAGAGCCTACTTTGATATTGTTAATGAAGAGCCTCAATGGCCTTTCTTGTCTTTAGCCGACAGCGGCGAGACAGATCCAATGTACGGAAACACGCACGTTGAGACAGTTGCAGGTACTCGATGGTATGAGTTAAAACCCGCAAGCTCGTCTATTACTACAGATTACAGTTATATAGATTGGGATAATTTCTATATGACTACAGTTGGCGTGTCTGGAGAATCATCTCCATACAGTAGCCGCAATTTAAAATTCACTACTATCGAAGAGTGGAAAGATTTTTTTAGAGTATCAGAAAATTTAGACGATGCTGACACACAACAATACGGTGTTCCTAGCAGAGTCATTAAAAGCCCAGATAATAGAAAATTTGGACTTAGCCCTATACCAGACAAAGTATATAAAGTTTGGTTTTTTGCGTATGTGCAACCCACAGCCCTTTCGGCTTATTCAGATGTATTAGTATTTCCCGATTCGTATTCTTCTGTGCTTTTAAATAGAGCGCGTTATTACGTGCATCAGTTTAAAGACAATGCTCAAGCCGCCGCGTTTTCAAATGATGATTACAAAAAAGGTTTAAAAAACATGAAGCTTGTTCTAATGGGGCCTACGCCTATTTATATGAAAGATGACAGAATGAGATTCGTGTAACATGGCAGGTTCTCAACCTTTTGGTCTTTCATGCAAAGGTGGTTTAAATACTAATTTAAATCAGTTTGAAATGTTAGCACAGCCCGGATTAGCTACCAGCCTAGAAAACTTTGAGGTTGATACAGACGGTGGATACCGCAGAATTAACGGTTTCACAAGGTTTGGTAACGCTAACCCAAACAGCGACAACCCTATTTTAGGTTTGATTGTATACGCTGACGGTTTAATAGCCGCGTCAGGAACAAACATTTACTTCACACTTGATGGAAGTACGTGGTTACAGATTAACAAAGCTAGTGTAGCGGGTGGTGGAGATGATTATACAGCCTTTACAGGTCGTTCAGCGTTAGCTAGGACTTCACAGGGCCAGTGTAACTTTGCTATCTATGAAGGCGACACTACATACGGCGAACTTATAATCGTTGATGAGTCTTCTAGTAATAAGCCTTTCTATTTTAAAATGACAGGCACTGGTGCTATTACTAATAGAACATACTTTGCTAAAGAAATAACAGTGTCTGGTACTGTTAACCCAACTACTTGTACAATACACGACAGGCACTTAGTAGTTGCAGGAGATACAACTAACCCTAACACAATTTTTTATAGTGGAACTGATGACATAGATAGCTTTACAAGCAGTGGATCAGGAACTATAAAGCTAGATGACAAAGTAGTTGGAGTGCGTGGTTTCCGTTCCGACCTTGTAATTTTCTGTAAGAACAGTATCTATAAACTTACAAATATAAATAACTCTAGCACTATTGCAATACAACCTGTAACTAAAAACGTAGGTTGTTTAGACAATCATACAATTCAAGAAGTAGCGGGTGACTTAGTATTCCTAAGCCCTGACGGCGTAAGAACTATTGCGGGTACAGCACGTATTGGTGACGTTGAGTTAGGATCAGTAAGCCGTCAGATACAAAGTATTGTAGAGACTGTATCAAGTGATATTTCAAATTTAATTGTAGATAGCGTTGTATTGCGTCAGAAATCACAGTACAGAATATTTTATACTACTCTAACACAAGCCGCAAAAGAATCAAAAGGTATTATAGGCTCTTTAACCTCTCAAGGTTTTGCATGGTCAGAAACATTTGGCATTCAAGCAAGAGCAATTACTTCGGGTTTTTCATCTAATGGAATAGAAAAAACATTTCACGGGGATAGCGAAGGATACGTTTATACTCACGATGTAGGTAACTCGTTCTTGCATTTAAATACTGAAGCCGACATTAGAGCTACGTACACAACACCTAACTATGATTTTGGAGACTTTGGTACTCGCAAAAACATGCGATACGTGAAGCTCTCTTTTAGTCCCGAAGGAATTGCACAGCCTGTATTACGAGTTAGATACGATTACGAGGACGATGACGTACCTCAACCATTAGATTACATAATGACAGCAGTACCAACACCTGCTATTTTTGGAACATCAACATTTAGCAACACTATTTTTGGGGCATCTAACGATCCTCTAGTTCGACAAGCGGTTCAAGGCGGTGGATACTCAGTAAGTTTTAGAATCCGCACTGACGACAAGAACCCACCTTTTTCAGTAAACGGTATGTATATTGATTATATGCCATCAACGCGGAGATAGACAATGGCAGGTACAAGTTATACAAGACAAAGCACTTTTGCTGATGGCGATACAATTACAGCCTCAATTTTCAATACTGAATACAATCAAATTGTATCAGCCTTTGCGTATGCGAGCAGTGGAACTACTGGACACCAACACGATGGTGGCGCAGGAGAAGGTGGAAACATTGAAATTATTGGCGACCAAGATTTTTTAAATAAAATTGTAGTTGATAGCACTAACAACCGTTGGGGTGTTTTTGTACAGGTCAGTGGTTCAGCAGTTGAGCAAATTCGCATCCAAGACGGTGCAATTGTTCCTGTTACTGATAGTGATATTGACTTGGGTACAAGTTCTTTAGAGTTTAAGGACGGTTTCTTTGATGGAACAATCCACGTAGATACCTTAGACGTAGACGCTAACGCAACTATTGCAGGCACACTAGGTATAACAGGCAACACAACTGTTGGCGGCACATTAGGCATAACAGGCAATACAACTGTAGGTGGAACGCTTGTAGTGACTGGTACTACAACACTCAATGGCGGTACACTAACTTTAGGTGATGCGGCAAGCGATAATGTTGTATTCGGCGCTGATGTAAACAGTAATATTATCCCTAACACTGACAGTGCATTTGACCTTGGAAGCTCTTCGCAGGAATGGAGAGACTTGTATCTTGATGGCACTGCACACATAGATACACTAGATGTAGATGTAAACGCAACCGTTGCAGGTACGCTTGGTGTTACAGGTGTACTGACTGCTTCTTCTTTAGATATCTCTGGAGATATTGATGTAGATGGCACAACAAACCTTGACGTTGTTGACATAGATGGTGCAGTTGACATGGCTTCTACGCTTGCTGTTGCAGGTATTGTAACCGCTAATGCAGGTGTAAAAGTAGACAACATTACAATAGACGGTACTGAAATAGATTCAAGCGGTGCTTTAACACTAGACGTTGCAGGTAACATAACTCTGGATGCTGATGGCGGCACAGTTACTTTCGCAGACGCAGGTAGCTCACTAGGAACAATTACTTCTTCGGGCTACTCAGGCACATCGGCTGTAGCTACAACCGTTACAATTACTGACAACGAAAACACAAACGAAAACAATGCTATTATCTTTACAGCGGGTGGCGACTTAGACGGTGGTAACTTAGGCTTAGAGTCTGATGGAGACTTATACTATAACCCAAGCACAAGCACACTAACTGTTCCTAATGTTTCAGTAAGCGGGACATTTACTACAGTTAACAGTGTGACTATGGATTCTAACAACGCTGTAATCTTTGAAGGCTCTACAGCCGATGCACACGAAACAACTCTAACCTCTGTAGACGCTACAGCGGATCGGACTATTACATTGCCGAATGTCTCAGGTACAGTTCCTGTATTAGCTGTAGCAAGCAATACACAAATTACTTCTACACCCGAAGAGCTAAACGCACTAGATGGTATCACAGCAGTAGTAGGCGAACTAAATGCTCTTGACATTGGCAGTACAGCAGTAGGTACAGCAGTAGCTTCTAAGGCAGTAATCCTAGATAGTAACAAAGACTATACAGGCATACGGAACTTAACCATTACTGGAGAACTTGACGCGGCCACATTAGATGTGTCGGGTGCTATAGATGTTGCAGGAACTACTAACCTTGATGTTGTTGACATTGATGGCGCTGTAAACATGGCGACTACCGCTCTTGTTACAGGTGTTTTGACTACTACTGCGGCTACTGTGTTTAACGGTGGGTTTGCTAGTAATGCATCTTCAACGATTACAACTGCTGACAACTTATCTGTATTAAGTCTAATAAGTACAGATACAGATGAAAACTCAGGCCCGACACTTTCTTTATTTAGAAACAGTGCAAATCCTGCTGACAATGATTTTGCAGGAGTAATTGCTTTTAATAGTGAAAATAGTGCAGATGAGTCTATCCGTATGGGTATGATTAGATCGCAGGTTTTAGATGTTACTGATGGTACTGAAGATAGCAAATTAGCATTTTATTCAAGACAAGGTGGAGTTGAAGTTGAAACTATTGCATTGGTTTCTGGTTCTATTACAACCCCCACCGCAGGCACAAGTAACTTCCGCGCAGGTGTCAACGCAGGTAACAGCATTGCAAGCGGTGGTAATTATAATGTTGTCGTGGGCGATGAAGCAGGTACGGCTCTGACTACGGGTGACGGTAATGTTGCTGTGGGCTTTGATGCCCTAAAGACTGAAGATGCAAATGGCTTTAATACAGCCATTGGTTTTGAAGCTCTTAAAACATTGAATGCAGGAGCAGACGCAGGTAATACCGCAGTAGGCTATCAAGCAGGGGTAGACCTAACAACAGGGGTTCAGAACGTACTTATAGGTTACGTTGCAGGGCCAGACCTTACTGATGCAGATTTTAATGTTGCTGTAGGTGTAGGTGCGTTATTTAATGACCACAAGGGTAACAAGTCTACGGCTATTGGGCATAACGCCTTGGTTACTCAAGACTTTGCAACTTCCACAGATACCTTTAATACCGCTGTAGGCTATGCCGCAGGTGGTGGAGTTACCACAGGGGTTAACAACACCCTTATCGGTGCGCTTGCAGGAGATGCAAACACCACAGGTGAAAGAAATACCTCAGTAGGTACCTCGTCTTTAACAACAAATACAACAGGTACTGGAAACTCAGCTTTTGGTTTCAAGTCTTTAGAAAACAGCACCACCGCTTCTAACAATACAGCATTTGGTCAAGATACTCTTAGAGCAACTACCACTGGTGCAAGTAATGTAGCTATTGGTATAGACGCTATGGATGCAAACACAACAGGGGCAGACAATGTTGCCGTTGGTAGAGATGCATTAGGAGCCAATACCACAGCGGCTAGTAATGTTGCTGTTGGAAGAACTGCTCTAGGAGCAAACACCACAGGGGCTTCAAACATAGCAATAGGTTCTTTAGCATTAGACGCTAATACTACAGGTTCTTTTAATACAGCGTTGGGCGATAGAGCTTTAACTACTAATACTACAGCAGGTGGAAATGTAGGAATTGGTGCAGATTCATTGTTTGCAAACACCACAGGAGCAAGTAATACTGCTATAGGTGCTGATTCACTAAAAGCAAATACTACAGGTGCTGAAAACGTAGCAGTCGGTGTAAATGCACTAGACGCAAACACAACTGGTGCATCTAATGTAGCAGTAGGACAAGGTGCTTTAGATACTAATACAACAGCAAGTAACAATACTGCGGTTGGACATGACTCTTTAAAACTTAATACAACTGGTGCTGAAAATACAGCCGTTGGTAAAGGTGCTTTAACTAATAATACCACAGCCGCCAATAACACAGCAGTAGGTAGAAGTGCTTTAAATGCAAACACCACAGGCGCTAACAACACCGCTTTGGGTTACTTTGCTTTAGAGTCTAATACTACGGCAAGCGACAATCTAGCAGTAGGCTACAAAGCACTCCAAGAAAACACTACAGCGACCAATAATACAGCGGTTGGTAGGAGTGCATTAAAACTCACCACCACAGGCGCTAACAACACAGCGGTTGGTAAGGGTGCTTTATTAGCAAACACCACTGGCGCAAACAACGTATCCGTTGGTACAGGTGCTTTAGATGCAAATACCACTGGAGATCATAATACTTCTGTTGGAACAAGTTCTTTAGGTGCTAATACTACAGCTAGTTTTAATACGGCTTTTGGAATTGAAACATTAAAAGTCAATACTACAGGCACTCAAAACGTAGCAGTCGGTGCTTTAGCATTAGATGCTAATACTACAGCGTCAAATAACACAGCCGTTGGTTATAACTCTTTGGGTCTTAACACCACAGGTACTAGAAATACAGCACTAGGAACTCTAACTTTAGATGCTCAAACTACAGCAAGCGATAATACTGCGGTTGGTAGTACTGCATTAACTGCTAATACTTCAGGAGTTAATAATACAGCAGTTGGTAGCACAGCTTTAATAACAAACACTACGGCTAGTAATAATACAGCAATAGGTGCGTTTTCTTTACAGTTCAACACTACAGGTACAGCTAACACAGCAGTAGGATTACAATCTTTACAAGACAATACTACAGCATCTAACAACACAGCAGTTGGTTTCAATTCTTTATTACAAAACACCACCGGACACGAAAACTCATCGTTGGGTCGTAACTCGTTAGACGCAAACACTACAGGAGATCATAATACAGGCGTAGGAGATTCTATACTGAGTGCAAATACTACGGGTAGTAACAACACCGCAATCGGTTCAGCGGCATTAAATGCAAACACCACCGCAAGTAACAACACAGCAGTTGGTTTCAGTGCTTTAATCAGAAACACCACAGGTTTTGACAACGTGGCTGTTGGTGCCGCAACCCTAGATGCTATAACAACTGGAAATGGCAACACCGCAGTCGGTTTTGGTTGTTTAACGTCAGATACTTTGGGGGATAGGGCTGTTGCTATAGGTAAAGGTGCTTTAGCCACTCAAAACTTTACATCATCAACTGACAACTACAATATAGGCATAGGCTATAACGCAGGTAACGCAATCACCACAGGCACAAACAACACATTCGTGGGTGGTCTAGCAGGTGATGGTACTGATGATGGTGTAAGTTGTACGGCTATTGGTATGTCAGCTTTATCTGCAAATTGTGGAAGTGAAAATACTGCTTGCGGTAAAGGGGCTTTGGAAACAGCTACAGGGCAAAAGAACACTGCTGTAGGCGGACAGGCAGGTGTTGGAATAACAAGTGGTAGTAACAATATATCAATCGGAGTTGACGCAAGTCGTTCAACTGCTCCGGGGGGTAACATAACAACACAAAGCAATCAAATATGTTTAGGCGATGCAAATGTTACTGAGTGTAATATTCAAGTAGATTGGACAGTAGCTTCTGATGCAAGAGACAAGACAGACTTTACAGCCCTAGACCTTGGCTTAGACTTTGTTAATGCTTTAGCCCCTGTCACTTACAAGTGGGACAAACGCGCTAAGTATGGCGACAAGAATGCTGATGGCTATGATCTTAACGACCAGACTCCAGATGGAACTCACAAAGAAGATTGGCTAGACATAGGCTTTAAAGCTCAAGAAGTAGAAGCCCTAGAAATAGCGGCGGGATACAACAAGAGCAATAAGACTAACCTAGTCTCTAGTCACACAGGTGACGGCAAGCAAATGGGTCTACAGTACAGCAAGTTTGTACCAATCCTAGTAAAAGCAATACAAGAACAAAACGCCTTAATTGAGGCATTAACCGCACGAATCGTAACCCTAGAAGGATAATTAATCATGGCAAGAACAGCAGAAGAACTAGCACAAGACTACTCAGCAATGGGACACAGCATTGCATTGATTACAGACGTAATCGCAGGAAACAGCATGGCAGGAGAGCTTGCCGCAGACCGCCAAGGATGTGTTGATCGTAACACTCAGCACCTAGAGCTTATGAAAGCTAAGAGCGATTGGGGCAGTGAGAGCATGACAGCTACTGACTCAGCTATCTCAGCAGGTAACGGCTACACAGCCTCATAGGAGAAAGATCATGGGATATTTATTAGACTTATACGTACTAGCAACATCTTTAGTTTCAGTAGCCTCAGTAATCTGCAACTATACCGAAACTCCTAAAGACGATATGTGGGTTGCTAAAGCCTACAAAGTTCTAGAGCAGTTTGCATTCTTAGGCAACAAAGCAAAGGATTGAAATCATGGAAGAAACAAAAGAAGGAATAGATATAGCGGCGGCAAGCACAGGAGTGTT